CAAGCGCAGATGTAGCAGCTCCAACAGAACCAGTAACCCAAGTTTTCATTCTTCGGTTGTCAGTTGCTGAAGATCTAAATCTTACGTGTAAGAAAGGTCTCTTTAAGTTCTTTCCTAAAGCTTGATCGTATACAGAAGATACACCAGCAGGTATAATAACACCTCTGATTGCTTGAGAACCTGCAACACGGTTTATTTCACCTCTTGTTGCAAAGTCGTTTAAGTATCTGAAGTCAGACTTGTAGAAGTCATAAGAACCTCTTCTGAAACCAGAGAAACCTAAATTTAAAGCCATATCTTCTGAGTTGTTGAATACTCCGTAAGAAGTACCACCAGCTCCGTAAGAGTTCATAGCAGCTAACATATCATCAAAAGCAAGAGACGTAGCTCTGTTTACGAATAACATGTTTTCTTCAATAGCACCTTGCTTATCAAACTCAGCTAAGATCGCATCGAACTCAGCTAAATCAGTAGCAGCGTTAACACCAGTAACACCTGAAGTTAAGTTACCTCTATCTTCGATAGCAGCAAATAAACCTTCAGTACCAGCGCCGTTAAGTGTAGCGTCAGCAGAACCTCTAATTTGCTTGTTAGCAAAACCTATAACAGATGCATCAGCTGTTTTTTCAGCTTCAATCATTGTCATTTCTAAGTAATCAGTAAATCTAGCTCTAGTATCACCTTCAGCTTTTAAGTACCATAGGTAACCATTTTGTCCTTCTTCACCAGAAATTTCAACCCAACCAACTTGAGAAGCATCAGATCCTGAAACTTCGTAATAATCTTTCATGATTATTGGCTTGTTGTTAAATTGCTTGAAAGATGGCTCAATAGCTTCTCTTCTGTCAGAGTTGTGAGTACCAGTAATATCAGAATAAGACTGACCTTTACCATACTCAGAACCTATAACTAATAATATAGATCCACCAGAAGTCGTAGCGTGACCAGTTAAATCAGCTTTGTCATAAGGTTCAACTGAAATAACATTTGAGTCTGGAGTTTCTACTACTAAACATTTAGTAACGATACCTGAACTTGCAATAAGTACAACATCGTTTACTCTAATACCGTGAGTTCTAGAAGTACTAGAAGCAACACCAGTATCACCATCAATATCAGCTGTAACTGTAAACGTACCGTTAACGTCACCAGCTGTAGCTACCGTACCTTTGTACGATAAATGTAAACGACCTTGCTCAGACCAAATAACTTGATCAGCAGTCATCGCTTCTTCTGCACCAACTTGAGATAAGAAACCAGAAATAGTTCTGTTACCAAATACTTCGGCTTCTTTTTCCATTAAGTCAGGCAGGTATTGCTGAGCCCAACCTTTAGTGTCAGAGCTCGTAAAATCAATATAATTTGAAGCTAGTGTTTGTTGCTTTGGAGCAGGTACACTATTCAAATTATTTCCTGCAGTAATTGCCATAATTTTTAAATTTTAAATTGTTATTTATTGTTTCTAATTTTAAACTTAAAATCATTAGAGTTATCACCTAATACTTTTACTTTCACACCACCAGCTTCAACTTCACCAAAAGATTGTCTTGGTTTCATATCAACATTTTTAGATTTAGCTATACTTTCTTTTAAAGCATCTGCTTTACCTTGTTCGTAGAAATGTTTTGCAACAGCATCAGCGTTCATAGCAGTAAACAATGACTTGTGATAACCTTCGGCATCAATCAAAGCAGAATTTTTATCAACAAACTTTGTCATAAAATTTTGTAAGTTGCTTTGTTTTTGCTTTACTTCATCTATATTTTTAACATTAAATCTAAATTTCTTTTCGCCAACATCAAAGTTAAATCCTTTGAATTTATCGCTAAAAAGATTACTAGTTTTTTGATCAAAAATTTTAGTGTTATTGTCTATAACTTTTTTATTCTCTTCTGATTCTTTGTTGTATCTATTAAAAAAATCTAAAGCTTTTTGTTGTTCTTTGGTCAACTTTGACCCAGCTTTTATTTCTTCATAGTATTTGGACTTTTGCCCGTCCAGGTGGGCTCTAGCGCTGGCAACTTGCTCTTTTAACGCTAATTTTTTTCTTTTTATTTCTCTATCGTCGTCTTCTTCTTCATTATATGAAAATGAGTCTTCCATTAAAAAACTAATTTCTTCATCTGTAAGATGTTTTTTAGTTTGTTTATAATATTCTCTTAACACACTATTGTCATCGTAAGTAGAATAATCTTGATTAAGACGAACGTAATCGTTTATATCACCACCAGTTTCTTCCATGAAGTCAACTAACTTTTGTATATTCTCAGGTAATGCTTCACCAGTTTCTTGAGCTTCAGCTATAGCTTCTTTAGTTTCTTCAACTAAATCTTCTACTTGCTCTTCAATTTTTTCTTCTGTTATTTCTTCAACAACGGGTTGTTCATTAGAAACTTCTTCGGAGACTTCTTCTCCGGTAGGTTTTTCATCTGTTGTTTCGACGTTTTCTTCGAGTACTTTTTCGCTAGTTTCGGATTCGTCGCGTACAGGAACCTCATCTGTGCTTTGCTTCTGAACGGCATCTTCTTCTTTTTTTGGTGGGTTATTTAAATCTATTTTAACAACACTGTCATCTCCAGCGCTATCAAATTTTGTTTCATCAACTGTTTGTACAGTTTCTTGTGTAGTTTCTTCAACTACGTTTTCTTTGTTTTCTTCCATAATATAATATAATAATAATTAATAAATCTATAAATTTCTTAGATCAAAGCCTTCTCCAATATTATTACTCATTGACTCAAAGTTTTTAGGTGTTTTACCACCTTTTCTTTGGTCAATCATTTCTGATTGTTGAGTTGCTTGTATTCTAGTTCTTTCGTCTTTACGATCTTCTTTCGTTTTTTCTCTATTTGCTAACTGTTGAGTTTCAACACCTTTTAATTGCATGTTATATTGAAACTCCATTTGCATTAATTGTTTTTTAATTTCAGCTTCTTGCTGTAACTTTTGTAATTCTAGTTGAGCTTCCACTTGTGCTAACTCTAATTTGCTTTGAGTTAATGCTTGGTTTTTTTGCATTTCAACTTGAGCCGCTTGTTGAGAAGCCTGCGCGTTAGACTGTGATTGAGCTTGTATATTTTCTAATTGTAATCTTCTATCTTTTAATTCTTTTTTACCTCTTCTTAGTTTTAAAAGTTTATTAGCAAGCTTTAAATTTTTAGTCTCTCTAATATCTATAGCGTCTTCAAGTTCTATACTATTTTTTTGCAAAGCTACTTGTATGTTATTTTCAAGCATTTGTTTTTCTTCTTCGTCTGGCTGTAATTGTATAAATATACCAAAGTCGTACAAATATAAGTCTTCTATTTCTTTTAACGTAGCTACATTATGACTTCCTATTGCTTGTATAAAAGCGTCTTTTGTAAATGAATATTCTAGTATATCAGATATTCTTAATGATAATTGCTCTGCTATTTCTGCCGTTAAAAATAAACCTGCTTGTAAAACGTGTCTTGTAGCAGTGTTACTATTTGCAGCTGCTAATTTTTGCACACCAACTAAAGCGTTTTTATCTGGCATACTACCGTCTCTAGCCTCGTTAAGACCTGTTGTATCTCTAATCATCTGCATGTAATAATTGTAGTTAGCTATTAAAGCTTGTATTTTATTACCACCATTACCACTTGTTATTTCTTGTATCGGTACTTTACCAGCATTAATATCTCCGTCTTGAGTATATGATCTACCAATAATACTACCTGTTTGAAAAAACATGTTTAAAGCTTCTTGCGGATTATAATTAGTACCATTTCCTAAATCAACCTCTGCTAAACCATCAGCATCTAAATAAACACCATCTGGCACCATACGGTTTAAAACTTGTTGTAGTTTTAAATGCGTTAATTGTATCATATCAGCAAAACCAGTTATACGTCTAACTAAACTTTCTATTCTACCTTTATACATACGTGGTGCTACTATACTATAGTTCATCATAACTTTAGTATAATCACTTTTAGGTCGCATCATATTTTTAGACAACTGCCATTTTAAAAGTCTGTTTGTGCCTAGTATTAAAGCTCCTTCGTATAAAGTTTCTATACTTCTATGTAATTTTGTAAAGCTACCTTCTTTATTTTCTGGTGGATTAAAAGTGTCATCTTTTTCTATAGCTTTTTCTGCACCAGTACCAGTTTCTTTTACTTTATAAACCTCGTTCATATATGTTTTATAATTAAAATATAAAACTTGAACTTTGTTATTATCTTCTTCTTTATAACCAGCTACGCCTTGTAAATAATTTTTTTGATATGTTTTTTTGTTTTTAACTATATCTTCTAAATCTTCTTGCTCTAAAAATGGAAACTCTTTTACAAGCTCGTTTACAGGTATCATTTTAACTTCACCCACATAATATATATCATCAAAGTAAGGTGATTCAGTATATGAATAAACTAAATCAGCTGGATCAACATATTTTATAACAGCGCCTTCAGAAGTGTTAAAATCAGTTTTAGCAGCACCAATACCTAACACTGTTAAGTCGTAGTAAAATCTTTTTTGAATTAAATCAAATTTATTTCCTTCAAACAATAAATTTAAAGCTTGTTCTTCAGCTAGTTCTATAGGTTGTTTATAATCAAGCTGCATGTGAAGCTCAAGTTCTTCTTTACTTTCAGGTAGCTCTACGTCTGTTTGTCTAGTGTTTACGTCAAACTGTAAAAGGTTAGCATCGTTAATATCTTTTAATTCCATGTCAGTTAAAACTGACTCCATATAATTTGTTCTTTCTTTAACGCCAAAAGGATCTACCGCATACGCTTTTATATCGTAAGTTCTTTGAGTCATACCGTTAACAAGTATATCTACAAATTTAGGTATAATAGGTACAGGCGTCCAGTCTAAATTTAAATAAGATAAATCACCGTTAATTGATAATTCATTTTTATATTTTTGTACTGATTGTTCTCCTCTAGCATATAATCTTAAACCGTGATAATTGTTTCTATTACTAGTATATCTTGATTGATTATTGTCATCGTAAAACCACTCTTGCTCAATAGCTTTTGCTACTTTTAAACCGTAATCATAGCTTAACTTTTCAGCATCGCTTACTACTTGACTTGGAAAATAACTTTTTATAACAGACTCTGCCATATTTATTTTTTAATTAATTTAGATGTATTACCTTTGTTTGTATACCTAGCAATACTTATATTTAGTTTAGGTTTTTCTACTTTAGCGTTTGGTCTATATAAATGCCTATTACAAGCCATTATAGCTAAACCAGAGCTTATAGAAGCATCATGCTTTGTTCTTTTGTTTATATCAAATTTAGCCCAGTCATTTAACAGCTCGTTAAAATAACAATTGCCAAATTGTCCTTGACTATCCATGCCAACATGGTTTTGGATATACATTTCAATAGCAGCAGCATGTGCTTGTTTTATATCTTCACTTGTGTTTGGTATACCACCTATTTCTTTTTCAGCCGTAGATAATTTATTCCATATTTTATCTGGTCTGTTCATGCTATAACCTCTATAACCTCTACGTCTTAAATAATATAGTAATCTAGGTTTATTGTTTTCTGCTAATAATGGCATGCCGTAAAATACTAATGCCATTAACACGTCTTCAAAAAACATTTCTGCAGTTTGCGGTCTAGCTAAATACTCTAAAAAAAATTGATTTGGCGGTGCGTCTTCCATGCTAAACTTAGTTAAACCATGCAAAGCGCCTTTTGACCCTTTACCGTCTACAGTACCGCTAATATCGTAGCTGTCGCAGCCAAAAGCACCCAAATGATCGTTGCCAGGATATTTGCTTCCATTTTTTACTATTATTCTGTTTTGTAAATTGCTAGGTGGTACCCAGCTTATTTTAAATCTACCTTTTGGATCTGGATAAAATATTACTTGCGTATCTTTTATACCGTTAACCCATTGAAAACTACCTGTTGTAACGCCTAGAGTTCTAGACATCTCTTCGTTGTAGTCTATTTGTTCGTATATTTTAACTAAGTTAAATATACTATTTTTTGTTTCATCTCTAAACGCGTGTTCAGTTGTTCTTGGAAACTGTCTGTAAAACTCGTTTAAAGCGTCTTGATCACCTTTTAGTCCTTCAGCTTCGTTTTGCCAATGACTAATAATACCATAATCTATTAATTCTCCGTCTGGTCCGTATACATCATTATCTGGATTATCAAAGATTGGATTTCCGTATTCATCAATAAATCCTTCGTAGTTCCACTCCATTGGGATAAAGAGAGAATATAAGCCAGACTTTGTTTGTCCATTACGATTTCGTCTTGATACATCTGAATCATTATATAGTTTTTTAAAGTTGTCTCCACCTTTATCAAGGGCGTTGGAAGTTGAGCCCATCATACACTTACCTACTATTCTACTACCAAGACGCAAACATGTTTTTGTTACACGCCAGTTGTTTAATATGTTGTCAGGTCTTTCCCATTTACCACTTTCATCGTGAACTAACAATGTAAGCTTTTCTCCGTCATAACTGTTATCACCTGTATTTTTCCAATCAATAGTAGTATCAAGTCCAACCAAGTCTTCCTGCTTTTCATTAGCAGTAATTTTTTTACGCGTAAACTTACTTGCAGGAACCCTATAAGCAAGCTCAGACTTAGGCCTGTCCATACCGTCTTGAATCGGTTTAAAAAAGAACGGGTAGTTAACTGATAT